TATTAATGATATAGATATATTTTATAATACAGAATACATGTTGAAAGAACAAGAAAGAAAGGAACTTAAACTACTCTTAGAAACTGTCTACCAACAGGACATCACCAACAAGGATGCTCTAATAGGGTTACTTGATGAGCATCGTCACCGAGCCATCGCAGGCGAGGTGGCACTAGTATCACTAGATGTAGAGTCAGGTAAGAAACCTGTACAAGATCTGTTAGATTTACTTGACAAGTTTGAACAGAAGGAACTTGAACTAGATGTATCTACTCCTGTTGAAATGGATCTAGAGAAACTGTACAACTCACAAGTAGCAACACCTGGTCTACGTTGGCGTATCAACTGGCTTAACCAAGCACTAGGTTCACTTCGTAAAGGTGACTTTGGTTTTATCTTTGCTAGACCAGAGACAGGTAAGACAACCTTCTTAGCTAGTGAGGTTACACACATGGTGGCACAGACTGAAGGGGAAGTACTGTGGTTTAATAACGAAGAGCAAGGTAACAAGGTAGCCATCCGTTGTTATCAAGCAGCACTGGGTATTGAACAAAGCTTTCTCTTTGATGATAGGGATAGGCGACAACGGCAGTACGTCGCAGCTACAGGTAATCGTATTAAGATCCTAGACTTTGAGGATTCAAATTCAAAGACTAAGATTGAAAACATTCTTAAGAACAGTAACCCTGCATTAATTATCTTTGACCAGATAGATAAGATCAAAGGGTTTAAAGGAGACCGTAATGATTTGGAACTCAAAGCAATCTACCAGTGGGCCCGTGAAGTTGCTAAGACATATGCACCTGTCATTGCTGTTTCGCAAGCAAGTGGTGAGGCAGAAGGTAAAGTCTTTCTTACAATGGACATGGTAGACGGGTCAAAGACAGCAAAGCAAGGTGAAGCCGACTGGATTATGGGCATTGGTAAAGAGCAAGACAACACATCACGTACTAGGTACTTTAACATTGTTAAGAATAAACTAATTGGAGATGCAGATACTATGCCAGACTTACGACATGGTTCTACACAAGTCCTAATCAAACCAGAGATTGCTCGATATGAGGGTATATAAATGAAGGAGTTAGTTCTTGATGTCGAAACAACCATCAGTAATAAAGGCAACCCCTTTGACGAAAGCAACAAGCTTTGTTACGTTGGACTACGTAGCAATACTATGTCTAGTGTTCATCCTATTGAGTATAGTGATCAACCTTATGGCACTGAGTTACGTAGCATTCAAAGTACTATCGATGACTCTGAACTTTTAATTGGGTTTAATATTAAATTTGATTTGCATTGGATAAGAAGATATGGAATTACTTTTAGCAATAAGCGCATATGGGATTGCCAGCTTGTACATTTTATACTTACTGGACAAACAGCCAGCTACCCCTCCCTCAATGGAGTTGCTTCTTACTATGGTTTGGGTAGTAAGCTTGATGTGGTTAGTACAGAATACTGGAAGAATGGAATAGATACACCAGACATTCCAGAAGAAATTCTTGTTGACTATTTAAGAGGAGACCTTGACCTAACTTATCAGGTGTACCTTAAACAGTTAGAAGAAGTTGAGAAAGCAGGTCCTCAATTAAAACGATTGATTAGTTTACACAATCAAGACTTGCTAGTACTAGAGGAGATGGAGTATAATGGATTGGTATTTGATGAAGCTAGGTGTACAGAACTGGGTGAAGAACTTACAGTACAAATTAAAAGACTTGATGATATTTTATATGACTACCATCAAACTAATGATTTCAACTGTAATTCTACTGAGCACCTCTCTGCTTTACTTTATGGTGGGACTATTGTTCTTAAGCGTAGAGAAGCTATTGGGGTATTTAAAACAGGGACAAGAGCAGGCCAAGTCAAAGAAAGGTGGGTAGATTATTCAATTGTCTTCGAAAAGATTGTCAATCCAATCAAAGGTTCTGAGCTGGCTAAGGAAGGTTTTTACAGCACAGATGAACAAACACTTAAGTCTCTTAGAGGAAGTAAGAAAGCTAAAGAGTTAGTTGAATTACTACTAAGCAGAGCAACACTAGAGAAGCGACTTTCTACTTACTACGAGGGCTTAGTTAAACTACGAAAGGAAATGAAATGGGATGAAGGAAAACTATACGGACAGCTTAACCAGTGTGTGGCTAGAACAGGTAGACTTAGTTCAAGCAGACCTAACTTACAAAACTTTGATGGCGAAATTAAACAACTATTCAGGAGTAGATATGGCTAAAGAATTTAATGATGTGTATGGTAAAGTAGATCTAGATTATGCTAATGAATTCAATGAGTTCGATGCAGAACGTGAACTAGAATGTTCAAAGCTTGATAAGAAACGAAAGGAATATAATAATGAGCTTACTTCAGGCGGATGCGAAAGCTCTTGAGTGGGTATGTGCTACATTTCTAAGTCAAGATCAAACAGCTATTAAGGAGATATGGAATAATGTTGACCAACACACAGACAACCAAGAGCGGTTTGGTCTGCCAAGTAGACTCATTGCTAAGACGTTCGTATTCCGTCTTATCTACGGAGGATCTGCATACTCTTATGCTAATGATCCTAACTTTAAAGACATTGGCGGAGAACAGTTCTGGGACAGAGTCATTGGAGAGTTCTATCGTAAATACGATGGGCTTAGTAAATGGCATACAACAATTGTCGAGCAAGCTAAGCGAGATAGAAAACTTGTTATGCCAACAGGACGCATTTACAACTATGAACCAGAAGTTAGCTATGGAAAGGTCAAGTGGCCCCGAACAAAGATCCTCAACTACCCTGTCCAAGGGCTTGGAGCGGACCTCATGTCCATCACACGAGTCAGCTTGGCTAACAGACTTAGAGGAGTAGAAGGTGTTAAACTAATTAATACTGTACATGATTCAATTATCCTTGACATAGATGATAAGATATGCGATAATATAGGTATAGTGAAATTAGTAGACAAGTGTTTCACAGATGTACCAGCAAACTTCGAGAAACTATTCGGAGTTAAATTTAATCTTCCAATGAGGGTCGAATGTCAAGTTGGACCTGACTGGAAAAATATGGAGGTAGTAAATGCAAATTAATATTATTGATGTAGGTGCCCCTAATACACACGCTGCTAAGAATGGTCGTAGTTACCAGTCTATGGAAGTAACATACAAGGATGAGCAAGCTCAGACAAAGACTAAAAAGTTAATGTCCTTTAGTAATCCTAGTGTGTTCACTCACATTAAAGACCTTAGCAAAGGTGATGTAGTAAACGTAGTAACAACTAAAGATGACAATGGTTACTGGCAGTGGACTGCAATTGGTGGTGATGCACCAGCACAAGAGTCAAGTAAGCCAGCAACAGCTGGAGTCAATCGTACTACAGGATCTAACTATGAAACTAAAGAAGAACGGGCAGCCCGTCAGGTTTACATTGTTCGACAAAGCAGTATTAGTGCTGCTATTGGTGCTCTTACTATTGGTGCTAAATCTGTTCCTACTAGTGACGCTATTCTTTCTCTAGCTAAAGAGTTCGAGAATCATGTGTTTGCTAAGGAAGAAGTTAAGACAGCATCTAACATTCCAGAGTTAGATCTGGAAGATGACATTCCATACTAAGGATAACTAATGCAAGCATTAATTGATGGTGACATCGTTGCATACAGAGTTGCCTGTGCTTGTAAAGAAGACGACTCAAAGGATTATGTACACAGTAAAGTAGACGACCTTATTGATAAGATCACTTTCTATACAGACTCCGATGAGTATCGTGTTTTCTTAACAGGTAAGAATAACTTTCGTAAAGCTATCTATCCAGAGTACAAAGCACATAGACCTACTGAGAAACCCTTTTGGTTACAAACAGTTAGAGACTATCTTGTTAAAGAATACAAGGCAGAGATATGTGATGGGCAAGAAGCTGATGATGCAATGGGTATATACCAAACAGAAGAAACAATTATCTGTACCATAGATAAAGATCTTCTAATGATCCCAGGACAACACTATAACTTTGTTAAAGATGAGTTCAAAACTGTTGGATACTTAGATGGACTAAAGCATTTTTATATGCAGTGTTTACAAGGAGACCGTAGCGATAACATCAAAGGTATCCCTGGAATTGGTCTTAAGAAAGCAGAGCGTATACTAGAAGGATGTGTAACAGAGTATCAGTTATTCAAAGCAGTACGTGCAGCTTATGGTAATGACGAAGAGTTTCTTATGAATGGTCTTGTCCTTTGGATTAGACGTAACGAAAACGAAGACTGGAGTGTACAATTTCATGCCCTTATTCAAGAGCAAACTAGAGGAGCAAGTCTGGAAGATCTTGAAGGAGAACTTCCCCTCAGTTAAGTATGAACCAGATAAGTTTGCTTACACACAACCAGCTAAAGAACGTAAATATATACCTGACTTTAAGACTGGAAGTAAAAAGATTTATCTAGAAGCAAAGGGTAAGTTGGACTTAGACACAAGACAAAAGATGATTTGGTTTAAAGAATGTAACCCAGATATAACTATTGTCTTCTTGTTTATGAATCCAGATAACAAGATAACTAAAAGAAGTAAAACAACCTATGGTATGTGGGCGGAAGCCAACGGTTTTCCATGGTTAGATTACAGAAAGGATTGGCTTAATGCTTATAGAGAATTGTATTCAGAATGAGGATGGGTCTTTAGACTTTGACTTTCATGTAGATAAAGAGGAAGCTGCTTTCCTTATGGATCATGCCATTAAAGACTTGATTCATAACGGATTAATTAAAGTAAGTTTAGATGAAGCAGAGCAACAGTTCGCTTTGTTCAAGGATGAAGGAGGTAAACCCTCATGAGTAAACACTTAGTTATTCCTGATTGCCAAGTAAAGCCTGGTCATAGTGTGGAATATCTAAGTTGGATTGGGCAGTATGCAGCGGAGAAAAAACCTGATGTGATTGTCTGCATCGGGGACTTCGCTGACATGCCGTCTCTATCTAGCTATGATATTGGTAAGAAATCTTTTGAAGGACGTACATACAAGGCAGATATTATTGCAGCCCGTAAGGGAATGGAAGCTTTAATGACACCTATACGTGCAGAACAAGAAGCTCTTAAACGTGGACACAGACCTCGATGGAATCCTAGACTAGTCTTAACACTAGGTAACCATGAACAACGTATTGATAGGGCTATTGATTATGATAGAAAACTTGATGGACTTATTTCGGTTAACGATCTTAAGTATGAGTCTCACGGTTGGGAAGTACATCCGTTCCTTGAAGTGGTGGTAATAGATGGTGTAGCTTACTCACATTACTTTACTAGTGGTGTCATGGGTAGACCAGTGATCAGTGCTCAGATGTTACTCACTAAGAAACACATGAGTTGCTTTGCTGGACATCAACAAGGTAGACAGATTGCTTATGGACGTAGAGCTGATGGTAAAGAAATGACATCCATTATTGCAGGCTCTTGTTACGAACACAGTGAGGACTATCTAGGTCCACAAGGTAACGAACATTGGAGAGGGTTCTATATGCTACATGAAGTTAACGATGGTGCCTTTGATGAGATGGCTGTTAGTCTTAACTACTTAAAGAGGACATATGGAAGATCATAATGCTAACACTTAGCGAACTAAAAGAAAAGATTGTCGAGCAAGTAGATGAGGTCGATCTTATTGATTTACTAGGGTTAACTACTCATGATTTAGTTAATGCTTTTGAAGACAAGATAGAAGATAAGTATGACACCATTCTTGCTGAGTTGGAATGATTGGTTTCCCCCAATTAATTTATATAACTACCCTAGAAAAGAAAGAAAAACTATGGACATTAGTCAAAGGATCCTAAGTGATGTTACTATATTTAACAAGTATGCAAAGTACATCCCTGACAAACAACGTCGAGAGACATGGCAAGAACTAGTAGAACGTAACATGGCAATGCACATCCGTAAGTATCCTCAATTAAAGGATGAAATCAAGGAGAATTACAAGTATGTATTTAATCGTCAAGTGCTACCTTCAATGCGTTCGTTACAATTTGGTGGCACTCCTATTGAGCTTAGCAATAATCGTATGTTTAATTGTGCTTACTCCCCTTGTAATCATCCAGCCGTCTTTAGTGAAACAATGTTTAATTTACTTGGAGGTTCGGGAGTCGGATTCTCGGTTCAAAGCCGTCACGTGGAGAAACTCCCTACAATACAGGGTCCTTCGAGCAAGCAAAGGAGGTTTCTAATTGGAGACTCCATCGAAGGTTGGGCAGATGCTGTCAAAGTACTTATTAAAGCATACACTCTTGGTAAGTCTGACCCTCAGTTTGATTTTAGGGATATCCGTCCTAAAGGGGCAAGGCTTATTACCTCTGGAGGAAAGGCTCCTGGTCCAGACCCTCTACGCATCTGTCTTGATAAGCTCCGTAGCGTACTCAATGACTCTGTTGGTCGTAAACTCAAACCTATTGAGGTGCATGATATGGTTTGTCACATCGCTGACGCTGTCCTTACTGGCGGTATCAGACGTGCTGCTCTAATTAGTTTGTTTGACCATGATGACTTAGATATGCTTGCAGCTAAGAGTGGTGAGTGGTGGGAACTAAGCCCTCAACGTGGTCGTGCTAATAACTCAGTGGTGTTACATCGAGAGCACACTACAAAAGAGATGTTCTTTAGAGTGTGGGAAAAGGTTAAAGCTAGTGGTGCAGGAGAACCTGGAATCTTCTGGACTAATGACTACGATATGGGGTCTAACCCTTGTTGTGAGATTGCACTTAATCCAAATCAATACTGTAACCTAGTAGAAGTAAATGTATCTGATGTAGAAACACAAGAAGAATTGAATGGTCGTGTTAAAGCAGCTACCTTTATTGGTACTTTACAAGCAGGATACACAGACTTTCATTACCTTCGCAATGCTTGGAGAGAACAGACTGAGAAAGAAGCTTTACTTGGTGTGTCTATGACAGGTATTGGTAGTGGTAAGGTTTTGAAGTTAAACCTAGTTGAAGCTTCTACCCTAACTAAAGAAGAGAATGTTCGTGTTGCTAAGATTATTGGTATCAATGCTAGTGCTCGAATTACAACAGTAAAACCAGCAGGAACTACGTCTTTAGTACTAGGATCATCTAGTGGTATTCATGCTTGGCATAACGATTACTATGTCCGTCGTATGCGTGTTGGAAAGAATGAACCTCTGTACTCTTACATAATGAA